TGAAATTATTGATTTTGATAGTCGGGAACAAGTATTAGAATTTGTTGGAAAAGTTCCACCTGATGTATTAGCGGAAATTGCTTACAAGTGGGGGATTATGTATAGCGCCCTGTGTGTTACGGATTTGACTGGTGGGATGGGTGTTGCCACTTCAAGAAAACTCCAAGAACTTGGATACGAATTATTTTACTATGATGGGGTCGACATGACAAATTTGTGGAAGTTTGACCCCAAAGTAAAAGACAAGATTCCTGGTATTAACTTCAACAGTAAACGAGTTCAGATTATTGCCGCTTTTGAGGAAAATATTCGACATGAATTCAAAGTAAGAAGTAGTCGATTAATCAATGAAATGGGTACATTTATTTACATTAACGGAAGACCTGACCACCAAAGAGGACACCACGATGACTGTATTATGTCAATTGCGATTGCCCTCTACGCAGCCGAAGCCGCATTTCCATCTTTGGTAAAAGTGGCGAACCATACCAAGGCGATGCTTAACTCATGGTCAACTCATGTAAATGAAAATACTGATAGGTCTGATTACTTTAATCCAATGATTCCACAATTTCCGAGTCAAAATGGAATGGGAAGACCAAACCAACAAGTCTCTCGTGAGGATTATCAAAAGTACGGGTGGTTATTTGGTATCCGTTAGTATTTATTATGGACTACACTAAGTTAAGTTTATCCTAATATGGAGCAAAAGAATATGACAGTTTGGCAAAGGTTATCGAGAGCTCTCGGTCCTGATGCTCTACTGAGTCAAGATTTCCCAACTTACAAGTTCGACAAGAAAGAACTTCTTAGAACTACTGACAAAGCAACTTACGAGAAAGAAAAGTTACAGGCTCAGCAAAGTATCTATTTGGCGAATCAATTTGCTAAGGTTGAAAGTAATCTTTACACCCAAGCAATCTATTACGAACCCAACAGACTTGCTTCGTATTATGACTATGAGTCGATGGAGTATACTCCTGAAATTTCTGCAGCACTTGACATTTACGCCGAAGAATCTACCACTCCGAATGAGGATGGATTCATTTTACAGATTTATTCTGAATCAAAGAGGATAAAATCAGTCTTAGCCGATTTGTTCAACAATAACTTGGACATTAATACCAACTTACCCATGTGGACAAGGAATACATGTAAGTACGGTGATAATTTTGTTTACCTTCGTTTGGACCCTGAAAAGGGGGTTATTGGTTGTCAACAACTTCCAAACATCGAGGTAGAACGATTCGAATCAGGTATGATGGAAAGAAACATTACTTCTGACATTAAACCTTCCAAAGAAAATAAGGGTCTCACTTTCCAATGGAGAACCCGTAACATGGAATTCCAACCTTGGGAAATTGCTCACTTTAGATTATTGGGTGATGACAGAAAACTTCCTTATGGTACATCAATGTTGGAAAAATCACGTCGTATTTGGAAACAACTTTTGTTATCAGAGGATGCGATGTTAATTTATCGTACTTCTCGAGCACCTGAAAGAAGAATTTTCAAGGTTTATGTTGGAAACATGAACGATGATGATGTGGAGGCTTATGTACAGCGTGTTGCCAACAAATTCAAAAGACAACAAATTGTTGATTCCAAAACAGGACAAGTAGATATGAGATTCAACCAAATGGCGGTTGACCAAGATTACTTTATTCCTGTTCGTGACCCTTCAACACCTTCCCCAATCGAAACATTGGCGGGAGCTCAGAACTTATCTGAGATTGCTGACATTGAATACATTCAGAAAAAATTGGTTACCGCTCTTCGTATACCAAAAGCTTTCCTCGGATTTGAGGAAACTGTTGGTGATGGAAAGACTTTGGCTTTGATGGATATTCGTTTCGCACGTACCATCAACAGGATTCAAAAATCGATGATTCAAGAGTTGAACAAGATTGCTATTGTTCATCTTTTCTTGTTGGGATTTGAAGAAGAAATCTCGAATTTCACTTTGGGCCTAACCAACCCCTCGACCCAAGCCGATTTGTTAAAGGTAGATATTTGGAAAGAAAAAGTTCTTCTTTATCGTGATATGGTTTCTGACCCAGGTAATGGTATTCAACCAACATCTTCAACATGGGCGAAAAAACATATCTTTAATTTCTCTGACGAAGAAATTCGTTTGGACTTGTTACAACAACGTCTCGAGAGAGCCATAGGTGAGGAATTGAAACAAACGCCAGTTGTTATCAGTAAAACTGGCTTGTTTGATACTATAGACAAACTTTACGGAACGAAGGGTAGTGGAGAAACAACTGCTCAGGCAACTGCCGCTGGCGAAGAATCAGTTCCACCACCAAGTATGCCAAGTGGATTGTCTGATTTGGGGGCTGAAACTGGAGGACCTGAATTAGGTGGTGAAACTCCACCGGCGGGTGAAGAAGCTGCCGCAGCAACAGCTGGTGGCGAAGTCACTCCTGAATCAAAAACGAAAGACATGAATATCTTGATTGAAAGTGATATGTGGGGTAGTAAATTTTTGGATTTGAGTGTAGGTCAACAATCTTTAGGAGAAATTGGTGATGAATTAGACAAGTTGTTGAATTCGTAATATTTATTTATGATAAATTACATCCCAAATGACCTTCGGACAGATAAAATCCATAATTGAAAAAAACTTAGTTGAGTCCTACAACAAGCCCGCCTCCTTCAAACAAACACTGAAGGAATTCAAACATAACGTTTTAGAAAATAAAAATTTTGCCAAACTTTACTCTTTGTATGATGATTTATCGTCGTCCAAAGGGTTTGAAGAATCTGAGGCGAGAGAATATCTTGAGGAGGGTATCGAAGTTATTAGGCATATTCTCGAGACTACTCAGCTCCCTAAAAAAGGAAGTGATGTGGTAAACGTATACGAAGATTTGGACAACTTGGTTTATTATACCAAAATCAATATCCAAGAGAGATTGGAGTCAAGGAAAAATATTCTCAAAACTTTGATGACAGAAACTTCAAAGAAAAAAGAATCTGTAAGTATCCCAATCAAATCGATGGTTAACATTGCCAACCAAACTATTCAAAACTATCTGACAAGTTTGGATGAAACAACTAAAAAAGAGGTGTTTCATATTTTGGCTTCTAAATCGGATGACTTGGAAAAAGAATATACAAATCTTAAAGAATCTACAATTTCTAAATTGAACTCTTTATACGAGGAACAATCGGAATCTGAAATGAAAACAAGAATTTCAGAGACAATTGAAAAAATTCAATTAGAGAACTTTGACCAAGTTAATTACGTCAGACTAAAACAACTCGAGGAGTCACTTAGTCAAGAGAACTAAGTTTTTGTTTATAGACCGCTGACAATTTTTGTTTACGTCTGGCCACTGATTTTTTGGCAAACTCTTTTCTACCATTTAGTATTTGGGACTGTTTGGTTTTGATTACTTTGGATTTTAAAGTTTTCAAAGCCTTTTCTATGTTTGAGTTAACTATTACAACTAGCATATTTAAGAAATATTTTGGAAATTTAAAAAAGACTCCTATAATTAGATAAAATAAACGGAGTGAAATATTCTAACCCACGTGAAAAAAGGGAAAACAGTCAAGATTAACCAATACGATTCATTAAAAACATTATACGGAACGGTTGATTCAAAAAATCTAAAGTCATTATACATAAACATTCAGACATGGGTCACCCCCATTCAAGATTCAGAAAATTGGACCCGTGTAGTAGGTAATTTGTCTCGTGAAGTAAAACATTCTGTTTACGAGAGTTTGGATAGAAGTTTATTCAAAGAAAATTTTATTGTGGATTTGGACTTGAGAACAAGTGGAATCCAATTGGAAAAAAAATCTTTTCTGAATTTGGAAATAAACCTTTTCACAAAAGAAGAATTAGATTTCAAAGGAAATAGATTAAAGGAATCAGTTAAGAAAATCCTCCGAGAAGTGTATAAAGATTGTGTTATAAAAAATGACTATTTTGTCTTTTCACACTCCAAAGAAACAGGTAAAAGGAAAACTAATCCATAACCTAATATTTATCTCTAAAAGAGATAATGAAAGATTTAAAAATTTTGGGACCTCGTGACACAGGTAAGGGTATCCTTATTGAGATGGACGCGGGATATGTATCACCCAAAGATAGACTGAATGAAGATTTCTTAAAAGAACAAAAGGACTCAGATTATAGAAATCCTTTTGAATTCTACGCCGTTCTACAGAAGTTTGGTGTACCTAATCGTAATGGTAGAGTGTACCCTGAAAGAATCCTCAAGAGAGAGGCTGACAAGTACAAAAACATAATCAAGAAAGGTCTCTCAACCTCTGAGTTGAATCACCCTGAATCTTCGTTGATTGATTTGGATAGAGTATCTCACATCATTACCGACATTTGGTGGGATGGAAATATATTGATGGGTAAGTTGAAACTACTCACCTCGCCAGGTTTCCATGAGAAAGGTATCGTATCCACAAAGGGTGATATCGCAGCTAACCTGATGAGACAAGGTGTGACCATGGGAGTCTCCTCAAGAGGTGTGGGTTCTTTGGCTAAAAAGGGAGAACAGAATGAAGTACAAGATGATTTTGAATTGATTTGTTTTGATTTGGTTTCATCACCCTCCACTCCTGGGGCTTACCTATTCAGTAATGTTGACGAGAGAGGACAGTACGAGGAAAATCTCGATGAGGAGAAAAAACAACTCGCTCAGAGTCACGGAATGGAAAAGTCTGTTGATTTAATGAAAAAATTATCCGATTTTTTGGCAAGATAAAAAAACCAAAATTATGGATGAGAAATTTTTTGTAGCAAAAGTTGTTTACGATATGCCTGATGAGAACTCAGGTAGAATAAAAAAAATCCGAGAGGAAAAGTTGGTAAAGGGTTATTCCGTTACTGACGTTGAGGCAAAGGTTACCGCAAAGTATACAGGGTTTCAACACGAGTGGAGAATTTTTTCTGTAAGCGAAAGTAAGATTGATGAAGTAATCGATTAATTATAAGTGGGGTGACCCACTTTTTTTTGTTTGTTCATTTCTGTCATTTTGTCCGTTTGGATGTGACAGAAATGAACTTTTTTATTTACTACACTATTTATAAGGTAAATAAAAACATTTTCTATGCAAGAAACTAAAAATTTAGTTGAAGAGGCTCTGATTCAAATGAAAAACGTTGAAGATGTTATAGCCGAAAACGCAAAAGGAATACTTGCTTCTACAATGAAGGAAGAAATCAGTCAGTTAGTAAAAGAATCTCTTACCGAACAAGATGTTGAGGATGAGATTGAAGTCGATACCGAATTGGATTTACCTATGGATACCATGGGTGATGAAGATGAAGTTGATTTTGACCTAAGTGGGTCTGAAGATGATGACGAGTCGGAAGACGAACTCGAAATGGATTTTTTAGATGACACTATCGATTTAAGAGACGCATCGGACGAGGAAATTTTGAAAATTTTCAAAGCTATGGGTGAAGAAGACGGAATTATTGTATCCAAGGATGACGACGAAGTTCATATCAAGGACAATGATGAAGATGTGGAATACATCGTTAAAATGAACGAAGCGGAAGAAATGGACGAAGAGTTGGAAGAAGGTATGGAGTTCGAAGAACTCGATGAAGCTGACCCCGACTTGGAGGCTGTATTATCTGCTTTGTATGATTCTAACTCTGGAGATATGGAAGAAGAAATGGACGAAGAAGTAGTCTATGAAATCGAAATGTCAGAAGACGACGACGAGATGGAAGAAATGGAAGAATATATGGAAATGGATGAAGAAATGGAAGAAGAAATGGACGAGTCTATGGAAATGGACGAAGAAATGGAAGAAGAAATGGATGAGTCTGAAATGGAAGAGGGTTCTGAAGAATACAATCTCGAAGAAGCTAAGATGACTGTAAAACCAAAAGGCGTTGGTATAGGAAGTCCCAAATTTAAGTATGATAAGTCATTACCTAAGAAGGGCTTCGACGAAGACAAAAAAGAGGGACCCAAAACTATGGGAACTGGCAAAGCTAAATTCGAATTTAAAGAAGGCGAAATGGAAGAGAACCGGGGTTCTAAAAAACACGAATACAAACGTAAGAAAGTAGACGGTGTCGAAAAGAAGGCTGGTGACAAAGATGGACACTACAAAGACTACGAAGGAAAATTCGGTGGTAACAAAGGTGATAAGTCTAAGACACATCCCGGTAAAAAAGACTATGAAACCAAAGAAGAAACGAAAGAAGCTGCTAGAACTTATGGAATGGGTTCTAAAGAAGGTAGAGGTTCGAGAAAAGGAATCACCAACAACCGTAATTACGTATATGGTAATAATGGTGTGAAGGTTGAATCTGTAGAAGCTGAATTAAAGGTTCTCAGAGAGAAAAACGAGGAGTACAGACAAGCACTCAACGTTTTCAGAGAGAAACTAAATGAAGTTGCTGTATTTAACTCAAACTTGGCATACGCAACCCGTTTGTTCACTGAACATTCGACTACCAAGAAAGAAAAAATCAATATCTTAAGAAGATTTGATTCTGTAGAAAATCTTAAAGAATCGAAATCTCTCTATAAGACAATCAAAGAAGAATTGGGTAAAACTGAAACACAGAGCGTCAATGAGAATGTTGAAAGAAAACTCAACAATCAAATGACTTCAGGTTCCTCAGCAACTTTGATTGAATCTAAGACATACGAAAATCCTCAGTTCATGAGAATTAAGGATTTAATGTCAAAAATCTAAATAAATAAATTCCTTAAATAATTAAAAAATGGGAGCATTACTTGAATCAGGTCTCGTTGGTAACATCGGTCTTAAGCACCTTAAAGTTATCAAAGAAGACACAATCAACAAATGGGAAAAATTAGGTTTCCTCGATGGACTTAAGGGTCACCTTAAGGAGAACGTAGCACAGTTGTATGAAAACCAAGCTTCACACTTAATCAACGAAGCATCTTCAACAGCTGACTCGGGTTCTTTCGAGACTGTAGTTTTCCCTATCGTAAGAAGAGTTTTCTCTAAACTTCTTGCTAACGATATCGTATCAGTACAGGCTATGAACCTACCTATCGGTAAGTTGTTCTACTTTGTACCTAACATTCAGTCGTACGAGGATGCAGCTAATCAACACTGGGCACCTTACGGAGCACCTAACGCAGCTGCTGACCAAACACCAAACAGTGGTTACGACTACCAAAACACTAAAGACCTTTACGATAGATTCTACGAAGGTAACGAACCAGCTCTTGACCCACCAGGTCTTTTCGACTACTCAAGAGGTCAGTTCTCAGCTATTACAGGTAGCTGTACTACGGTAGCTTGGGCTGGTGACAACTTGATTATCACTGGTTACGGAGAGGACAACTACAGAAAAGTTCTTCTTGTTATGTCAGGTTTCGCAAACGCGGGTGCTGGTCAGTTGATTGGTCCTGATGGAAACCCAATGGATACAGAAACTTTCCTTGCTAGTTTGGAAATTCGTGGTCAACTCGGAAACGTTTACACATCGGCAAACACTCAGAATAACTACCTCTTCAGAGTTGTAACTCAAAGATATGGAGATGGTATTGTTCAGTACGGTCAGGATGAAACCTTAGGTTTCCCTAACTCTAAGACTGGCGGTGGTACTTACTACGATGTTTGTGACGCGAACGGTAAAATCTACTTGGAAGTTGACCTTCAGACACCTGTATGTGTGACTTGTGGTCCTTCAATGGATGGTTACACTGGTTCTTCGTTCTCTTCTAACTCACTTGTTAACACTGCATTTATAACTAGATACAGAATCTACAAGAATTTGGAGTTTGAAGACAGATTAGGTGAAGTTTCTTTCGACCTTGAGTCAGTTACTGTATCTGTAACAGAAAGAAAATTAAGAGCACAATGGTCTCCTGAAATGGCTCAGGACGTTGCTGCGTTCCATAACATCGACGCTGAAGCTGAATTGACAGCGTTGTTGTCGGAGCAAGTAGCGGCTGAAATCGACCGTGAAATCCTTAGAGACTTGAGAAAAGCTGCGGCTTGGAACTTGAGATGGGACTACAACGGTTGGAAGAGACTTGGAAATGGAAATGGTTCAAATCCTTACACTCAGAAGGACTGGAACCAAACTCTTATCACAGCAATCAACCAAATCTCAGCACAAATCCACAAATCTACCTTAAGAGGTGGAGCTAACTGGATTG